GGTAAATATCACCTCTTTCAGTTTCATATTCTAGCGTAATATGTTCAGCGTCTGTTCCTTCTTCAGCAGTAATACCACCATTGACAACAGAAATAAATCCTTCTGCACCAGAACCATATGTATTTGAATTATCAAAAACTAATTTATCGCCTACTGAATAACCTGTTCCTGAATTGTCAACAATAATTTCTGATAGACTTCCTGATCCTATATCATCAATAGCAATAGTAGCACCTTGTCCACCACCTGTTACTGATAAGAAATCACCAGTAGAATATAAATTACCATCATTGGTAATTGTTTTTGTTCCAGGTATACCTGTAATAATTGCTTTTATATAAAAGTCATCTGTATCACTAGCAGTTCCTGAAATTTCTTCACCAATTAGAAATGTGCCTTCCATTGATTCAATGTTAACTATAAATTCAGTAACATAGGTTGCACCTATTAGAAAAATTTTTGTTGTTTCAACAATAGCAGTTGCTCCTGAAGTTTTTCCTGTAATTGTTCTACCAATTAAATCTGAAGTATTACCTACTGTACCACTTGCTCTTAAAACTTTTTGTGTATCCCATTGTCCATCTGATACACGCAACATTTGTGTTCTTGGATAAAATGTGTCTGATACTTGATTAAATAAAATTCTAAAAAATAATTCGTGTCCTGCTTGTGTACCTTTTAATCGGTACATTGATTTAATATTTTTAATTAAATTTCTTTTGTCTAATCCTATTGCTAATTCTTCTGGTATTGTTTTTAAAAACTCATCTCTAAATTTTGTTAAGAAGTTTGATATAACTTTATCGGGATCTCTAAAGTTTGCAAGTTGTTGAATATTGTTTACTGGATTAGGACGATAATTATTAATTACTGCTTTAGCGTTAGAATCATTACCTGTTACAACTTCATTATTAGCAAACTTATCTTGTGCTGTTATGAATATTCTATTATTTGCTATATCTTCAGCAATAACTTTAGCAGTTGCTTTAGAATCATAACCTGTTATTGTTTCACCAACGGTAAATTTACCATAAGATGTATCTTCATAAATTATTTTATCGCCTTGATCTAGTTGTGTTCTTTCTGAAGATATTTTTGAACCATCTAATAATAAATTAGCAGATGTACCTGTTTCGTTTTCTAAAGTTATACCGTCTGTATTTTGTATGGTTGTAATCTGCAACTCGGCAGATTCCATAAACTGATAATAAGTTTTTAAAAATCGGACAAATTGTGGATGCTCGTCAACTACAAAATCTGGTAATTGACTATTAATGAGCGTTGAAATTTTATCATTAAATTTTGCCATTGCATTAGTAACTTGATGTTGTTGTATATCCTACACCTGCCTCGGATGATCCACCTATAAAGGTATCTTCAGAAACATTTACGATTGAATTAGAAATATCTATTTCTAATATTTGATCTCTTACAGGAACTATATCATTTGAACTAGGTGTAACTGTTATTTCAACTACTTTAGAACTTACACCTCTTATAGGAGATATTTCAGCAATTGCTATAGAATTTAGAGTTACTTGTCCTGTTTCATAATCAATTGTTCCTTGTGTAGCATTTTCTACGGTTTTAATACCACTAACAAGATAATAAAGTCTTACATTACCAGAACCATCATCATCTAAAAACATTTCGTTAGCATTACCTGATATTTTAAATCCAGTAGATGATAATACTGCTTCGTGTCCTGAATGTGGATTGTAAACAGCATTTCTAAAATAAACATCATATTTTGTAGATGAGTTTAAAATAGGTGTAAAAGGTTTTCTCATTTTAACAGTTGTAATATTAGATAAGATTGAATTATCAACATCATCAACTAAACCTGTTAATTTAGAATATCTAAACACTCCATCAAATGCTGTTAAAGTATTTGAATTGTAATCTGTTATTGCGTTTGTTATTTCTGCCTTTAAAGTATCTGCTGTTTTAGCAGTACCTTTTTTATCAAACTTAGCATTAACAACTAGCATAATTGATGTTGTTATAGGGTCAACTATTTCTGGTCTTACTGAAGCAACATTATATGGTTTTAATTTATTTACTATATCTAATTTTGTTGTATCTGTTAATGTTGATCCACTAGGCGCCTTAATAGAAATTTTTACAACTCCGTAAATTGGCGTTTCATCATCTTCTCCACCCCAAGCACTAATTGATTGTGCATTAGGATAAATTGATTTAACCAAAGTTTCATAATCAGTTGTTGTAACTGCTCTATCTTGTGATGTGTATTGTAATGGTGCATTAAATCTAATTGACTCTTTTGATTCTCCCTCAGCACCGCCTTCTGCATTTGATTTTGTAACTATTGATATATCTGTAAATCCACCAACTGAACTTCCTACTTTAAATACTGAAGCGCCGTTTGCCTCTTCCTTATTTGTAATAAGATATTCTAATATTACTATATTACCATCTGCTAATTTATTTCCTAAAATACCATCACCAAAATAAACTTCAAATTTACCTGTGTCTGTTTCTTTTAAGAAATATGCTTTTGATGTACTATTTAAACCTTTTAGTCCAGACGCTAATGTGTAAGTTTCAATTGTTGTATCACTTGCTGAAGTTTGAACAGTAACTTTTAAAGATGATGTATCGGCATTTACACTAGGGATAGTAAATCTTTGGTCAACATCTGTACTATCAACTGTATATCTAAAAGATACTAAAGTACCTTCATAAATTGGCACACTAGAAAATTTGTAAACACCATCAACAGGTGTCATTGTTATATCTTCGTTAGTTATAAATTGGTAAGTTACATTATCTATTACCGAAGTAAAAACAGTTCCTTTGTCCATTGTAACCGAAGAACCTGCACCATCATTTAAAGTTATATCAACACTTGCCATAGGTGCTTTAGGTGATGTTGGAGTATAACCTAACATCTTTGCTAATGAAACAATATTTTTTCTTATGTCAGCACTATCCAAATACATTTCATTAGTCAACATATTAGCATTAAATCCTAAATAGTGTGTGTTGTATGCTAATGTATCTAATAGAACAGAAAAACCTGATCCCTCAAAATTATAATCTGAAAATTGTGTTTGGTCTTGTAAGAATGCTCTTAAATTATCTTTGATTGTATCAAAATCTAAATCTGCGACTATGAATTTATTACTTGCCATTTTATCTTAATCTTTCTAATATTGTTTCTACGGTTATATCCCCTACTACACCAACAACATAAAACATAATTTTTAAATTATAACTATTTCTATCAATATCTGGAGTTGCTAAAACTTGTTGTAAATTAATTCTTGGTTCAAAGTTTTGTAAAACTTCAGCAACTTTTCTTTGTAAATTTAGAGCAGTTAATGGTGTCATTGGTTCAAACAACATTGCTCTAACATCACTTCCTATTTCAGGATGAAAAGGTCTTTCAAAGTGATTTGTGTTAATTAAATTTCTAACACTTCTTTTTACTGCCTCAACATCTGTTAAACTATTAACATCATTAGTAACTGTATTACGACCAAAGTCTAGGTCTATATCTTTATAGATTCTTGTGGCTCGTTTTGACTTGTTAGTAGTGCTAGCGTCATAGTTTGGCATATCAGGTATATTTATATGATTTTTCTAACCGCCTGCAAATACATTTCCAGAACCTTTAATCATAGCACCTGCGTCTGTACTATCTCCAATTCTAGCAATATTTTTACCTACTGCAAATACTGTTGCTGAACCAACATTAACTACTTTAACGTGAGCTGGACAAGGTGGTACTGGAGGTGCTGGGTGTGATACTGTTGGATCAGTAATTCTTGCAACTAATATACCATTTGCAAATACTGTACCTTGACCAGGTGTGTCTAATTGTGTAATAGCAGTACAAGCGTGTCCTGTACTTAAATCATCACCCTTTCTACTAACTGCTGGCATTACTTAATTTCTACTTTCCCGCCAACTGCTTCAATTTCAGACTTGATTTTTTCAGCTTCTGATTTTTCAATATTTGATTTTAACTCGCCAGGAGTTTCTGCACTATCTTCAACAAAATTCTTTGCTTCAAGTAATCCCATATCTTTAATTGCTCTAACTGCCTTAATAACACCTATTTTCTTACCTGTGTCAAATCCTGATAATAATACATTAACAGTAGCATTTTCTTCTTCTACTTTAGGTACTGGTTGAGCAGCTGCTGTTAATTCACTTAAATTAAGGTTCCAAACTTTTTCCAATTTCTTGGATAACTCACCTGCTTCAACAACTGTTAATTTGCCTAACTGTTCTACTAAATTATCAATATTACTCAT